CTTCTCCATAGTGATCCTTAAGATCGTAGAGATATTCTCTCCTGATCTGTGCATAGGTCACAGGAATATTCGCATTTAAATAGGCCATGTATCATATATATTATATTGCTAATATTATAATGATTACCACAGCAACAGCTACACCGATTTGTGCTTTTTTATCGGACTTAACCTTTGCAATTATTTTGTTTACTATTTCCATAGTTCCCTCCGTTTTTATTTTATTATACCCCAATTTGGCCCAGATTCATAGTCTACTTTGTTAGGAACTTCAAGAGAAACTGCTTGTTCCATTATTTCTTTTATTCTATCTGCGTTATTATTGACTGATATGTCTAGTTCATCGTGGACTTGAATGTGTGGAATAATTCCTTCTTTATGCAACTCAATCATTGCTTTTTTAGTCATGTCTGCAGCTGAACCTTGTATCAATCTATTTAGAGCCTTGTATGTGTAAGCACGTTTAATCCCTGGTCCGTGTTCCATGAGCGCTTTATCATGTGGCAATGCTTTATGAATACCAAATTGATTTGGTTCCCATAGATGAAACCTGCAAAGTCTTCCAAGTAGAGTTCTAATTTTACCAGAGTCTTGTGCTCTTCTCATCACAGCATCCATGAGTTGTTTAACAAATGGAACTTTGCCATGATACTGTCTAAATA